TATTAGTAGCATACCACCAGTGTTTATATTCTCTGTTCTCAATAGGACCTTTACATCTACCAATATAAAATTTGTTATTAATTTTATTAGTTGATTTATAAATATAAAACATATCACTGAAGTTCTTAACTGTATTATTTATAAAAAAAGAGGACCTTTTTGAGGTCCTCCGATAAATCTTACGTAAGATTTACATGAGATTTTTGACCGCAACTCTTCTGTAGTAACGGTTAGAGTTGGTCTTGAGTGCTCCGAGACCCTGAGTGGTGCCCTCTGCAAATGGGTTTGCAACGAGACCATAACGGGTCTTAAAGCCAATCTTGGGTTGGAAGCTGTTCTCACCAACGGCACGAACCATTTGGAGAGGAACATAAGGACAATAGAAGAGTCCAGCGTCATAAGGTGAAGAACCCTTATAACCAACAACGTAGTACTGGTTACCACCTGTTGGAGCAGCATTACCTGCAGTCAGGTTAGATGCATATGGGTCAATATAGACGCGGAATTTGCCCATCAGAGTACCAGCAAAGGTGTTGCCGGTATCATCAACGGTTAGGTTAGCGTTGAGTGCTGGGGTGTAATCCAGAACACCAGCCATGGTTAGAGCGGAAGCAACGTCTGCAGAGCAGAGGATGATGTTGCCCTTTCCACGACGAGTTCTCTGAGCGATAGCGTTAGCATCACGCTCAATTTGGAACAGAAGACCCTTGAACTTCTCAACTGACCAACGACCGTTGGAATCAACATCGAGGTCAAATACACCAGCGGTAGCAACGTTCTGAGAAGCACCCTTCTCAGCAGTCATGTAGATGGTACGGATAACTTCGCGGTTGATTTCAGCAAGAATCTCAGTTGACAGAATGTTTGCCAACTCAGCTTCTGCATTCAGACCATGAATTGCCTTAAGGTCTTGAGCAAGCTCAAGTGAGTACTCAGCCTTCAGAGCGCGTGACTTTGCAGTAACGGTGACTTTCTCAATTGAGAATGCCATCTGATTGAACTCGTGGCCAGATTCGCCAAGGTTCTCTGAGTCGCCAGTTAGCATACCCTGACCAACGTTGTAGTCAGTAGCAGCAACTGAAGAAGCATTTAGAAGCGCAGGGTTTGAACCACTCTGAGTGGTTGTACCAATACCAGCAGCAGTGCTACCAAATCCAGCAAGGGCGAAGGATGAATCCTGACCTGAGAATGCCGAATCAACCTCATTGTAGAAGGTTTCGGTGCCACTCTGATTGGTGTAGCGGGAACGCATTGCGAAGATAAGTCCGGTAGGACCGCTCATTGGTTGAACGCCTGCAACGTCATAGGCGATCAAGTTAGGCATCGAACGACGGATCAGTGAGATCAGTACGGGATCGAAACCTGCGGTAGGACCACCAGCAGCAGCACTACCACCGAAACCACCAGTTGCACCAGCAGCGTTACCACTGTTGGTTGGGGATTCCATCAGGTTAGTAATACCACCTGAACTAAATGCCGATTCTTCTCTTAAAAATCTTTCTTGGTTTTCGAGCAGGACAGCGGTTACAGCTCTACGATGAGAATCTTTGATTGAATCTAGACCCTGATAGTCCAGTAGAGGTGCCCACTTTTCCTGCAGATGCTCGGATTGGAACATTTGCTTTTACCTTTTACTAAGTGTTTGTTTTTTGGGTTTGAATTATATTAAATTCAATTATTTACTAAATGCTGAGAGGCTCTTCAGATAAGCAGCCATTGCTGGTGAGTGTGACTCATGAGCAACACTTACACCCTCAGAGAGAGTATCAGATTTAGTTGATGGAGAAACTACTCTTGAAGGAAAATATGATTCCTTCAAAGTCTCCAGTTTTTCACGATATTCTTCTTCACTTTCAAACTCAACACTTTCGGCAAGTGAAGCGAGCTTGTCTTTCTGAGTGTCTGCAAGACCATCAGCGACTTGTTCAAAGATTCCATCAGCAACCGACTCTGCGAGACGCTTGTTAAGGGAAACGTTTTTCTCAATTTGCTCGTTGAGTTTTGTCTCCATTTCATCAAGTTTTTCTACCATGCTCTCTAGCACATCATATTTATCTTCAGGGATTGATACATAATGTTCTTCAAAAAGACCCTTCATTCCTTGTAGGAATGATTCGGTCATTTCAGTCTTAAGACCGTGCTCGATAACGAGTGCATTTTCTTCCATCCACTCGCTCGCAACATACTCAAGGTATGCATCGAGACGCTCTGAAAGTTCAGTCTTAATTTCTTCTACTTCTTCTGCAAGAGCAACTGCATACTGTTCCTCTAGTGCTTCTTGAATAGAAGAAACTTTGGAACGAAGAGCAGCTTCGAAGATGGTGCGTGCTTTCTCTTGGAATTCCTCAGAAAGTTCCTCACCTTCGAGAAGAGCATTGACATCTTCTTCGATATCAAACTCTTCCTTCATTTCTTCTTCATCCTCATCCTCATCTTCTTCTTCTTTCTTTGCTTTTTTCTTGGGTGCTTCTTCCTCTTCTTCGTGCTTAGCTTCTGCTACTACTTCTTCACCCTCTTCAGTATCCTCTAAGAGTTCTTCGTCTTCATCATACTCAAACTCTTCATCTTCCTTAACGCCCTTCATACCTTCAGCAGCTGCGGCACCTTTGTTAACAACATCCTTAACTTGCTTAAGAGTTGCACCAGGTGTCTTTAGTTTTGCTGAATCATCAGTTGAGCGATAATTGGAAGGATCAGGACCTCCAAGATCTTCCCAACCAGCAGTTTGTCCTGGTGTTGCACCAGATAGACTTGGCATTGCATCCGCTGCCTTGGCATTAGCATTGACAGCGGTTTTGGATTGCTTAGTGCCTACTTCCATTTCTTGTAAATCTCCACGAGACATTTGAACTCTCCGTTTACCTTTAGTTATAAACTATATTTATTTATAATTAAATAAATTACAATGAGTTTAAAAACTCATTAAATAAACTCAACTTATACTCTTCAAGTAGTTTTTCATCAACAAGAGTATTAATTCTTCTTTGAGTTTGCTCCGCCATTTTTTCGCGAAGCATTCCACCATCCCATACCCATTCTTTACCTTCCATAATTCCCTGAACAAATGCATCGGGAGCAGATGGATCAGCAACGATATCTGCGGCAGTTGCAAGCATAAAGTCTTCACCAACTTCGGTGTAACCTTCATTATTTGGTTTTACTGAACCAATACCACGAGAAGAAACACCGAGAGTTACTCCTTCTTTGAGAAGTGACTCTGCAATTTTGCCCATTGGAGTGGAAAGAATCTGTGCTTTACCGATAAAGTTATTTCCTTCACGATAAAGTTCAACAATCTTATGAGAAACGCGGTCAAGATTTACAGTTGGTCCATCAGGATGTCCAAGTTCACCAAGAGCGCGACCTTTACAAACATAGTTTTCATTGTAACGCTTTACCTCTCTTTCCATAACAGGTAAACGATACATTCTACCGTTTCTGTTTACAACTTCGGTCTGTAGAAAAGGTCCTTGAATATAAAGAGTCTTCTTACCGTTGACCGTTTCGGTAAGAACTTCTACTGATTCGATTTCTTCGGTAATTAGTTTCATTATGCTTGACCTGTGATTTGTACTTGTTGGAAATAAAGTGTTCCTGAACCGACTCCGTAAGCAGAAATCTTATTAGAAACAACGACTGATGCATCTGTTGCAGAAAATGCTGTTACAATTCCGCTTGAATTGTAATTTACAGTCATTCTTGTTGAGAAATATCCATCAACACCTGCAGAGGTATCAATTGATAAAACTCTTTGGTGAGTAAAATCATAATAAGATTGGCCAGTTGCGGTTAAAGATACATAATCACCAACTGCAAATGGAACTTGAGTTCCTTCTGGAACAGTAACAATTGTTGTTGTTCCTGTCGTCACTCCAACAACTCTGTTTGATGCTTTAGTTAATCCCAAAGTTACAGTATCACCTGCAGGAACATAGTAATCAGCACTAGTTGCTGCTGGAGTAACTCCAATTGCAACGTGAGCAGATCCACCAACTGCAACCACTCTCAAAACACTTGATTGGACAGTAAATGCAGTTGATGTTGATGCAGCACCTGCAGTAAAACTAAATGAGGAACATACCCCAACTGGTCTATGAGCCATTATTTTTATAGTACACTTTTAGTTATTTATTATTTAATCAAATTAAGATAAAATTATCTACTAATTTCTTCCCAATCCATAGAAGCAAGAATATCAGCATTAATATTTGCAGAACATACTAATGTAAGTTCATATGGAGTTCCAGTTAATCCATCTCTCTCCAGCTGGAATTTAAAGAGTGCTTCTTTAAGAATATCTACAGGAACAGAACCCTGTTGAGAAGCATTTAAAAATCCGCTTGCTAAAACTCTTCCACCAGTAATTGTTCCACCATCAATTTTATATTCAACTGCACTATCAGAACTTGCAGATGTCCAAGTTCCTCCACTTGTAGTTCCACTTACTCTTACTTGCCAGTTATAATTTGCATTGTTTGTAACACCGAGAAGTGAAATTGCTGTTAAAATTGCAATAGCATCCAAACGATTTGGAGATGATTTAAGACGAATTGAAATAACTGGATAATAAGTTCCAACAGGTAAAGGTAAATTAACAGGAGATGTAACTGCAGTTCCTACCGCTTGTTGTAATCCGCGAAGTTCATAACCACCTTCTGAAATAACTGTAGAACAAACTTGCTTGAGCGTACTTGTGCTTGTAGTTATTCCGGTATTTGCAATCTCATACCTTAATGGTAATGAGGCGGTTGTAATGTAAGTTGATTGAATTACATTTGCGTGATGAAACGAATGGCAATGAATAAATTGTCCATTAATTACAAAACCAACTCTAACTGTTCCAAGTCCTAACCATTCAATATCAGTCCACAGAATTTGTGCTTTGGTTGGGTCTAAAGTAATTCCAGAATGTCCAGTTCCATCTAATTTATCTCCATTCCATTCTGATTGTGGAACTCTTGTTTCTTTTCCTAATGATAAACTTCTTTCTACAAAACTAATTGAAGTGCTCCCAATTCCAGCAATCTCAAAATAGATTCCATTATCTGCACCAAAATACCCTACTCTTTGTGTTAGATTTGCTTTTGGAGTTTCTGGTACAAAGGTATTCATTACCAGTAAAGATTTTCCTGGTTGATATGAGAATGTTTTTGTGGTTTCTCTAATCGCAGAACAACCATCAGTAGTTCCAATACCAATATTAATTAATCCTTGTGTTGTAACAAATCCAACAGTAGAACCAGTACCTACAATCAAACTCGTCCACAGATTATTGTCTCTGTATCTGTGAGAGGAATCGAAAAGTGTTAATGGATTTGATACTCTTGTTCTTCCAAAAGCATCTGAATTTATACTAACTGGAAATCTATTATATTCGTCTACAATATGACCATCTCTGGTTGCGACACCATTGACTTCAAAGAGACTTCTTTCTTGATTTAAATAATCTTGAGTTTGAATATTCCACTGAGCCATTTATCAATCAATCCATTCTAATTTCGATGGGTGGTATCTACTTGCTTTTTTAATATTACAATTCTTTTCAGTTATTGGATAAATCTGGTGAACAATTGCACCAGGATACTCTGCCTGCAATTCTTCACCTAAAGATTGTTTGGATGGAATTCCAGTTTTACTAACCAATTCCATCCTATAGAGACTTCCGTTCCACAGTACATCTGCAACATATCCTTCACCAACCGATTGTTGCTCCGTTAAAATCTCCAGAAATATTTACAGATTCTGAGATGAACTGCTTAAAGGATTTCATTCTTCCTCTTCTGTTTCGCTATTGAACATTGCATTTGCTACTGCAGGACGAAAATCATCAACTTTTTCTGCTGCTTTTGCAAACAAAAGGTCTTTGATTTTATCACTAATCTGCGAAGGTGATTCGTCAGCAGCAATCATATCCAGTAAATCATCCATTGTTAAAATTCCAATTAGTAATCGTTTTTATTTATATCTCACCACCCTTGGGCATTTCTACTGCTTTAGCATCAACTTCTGTTGCTTTTTCTTGAGTTCTCAAGTCTGGTTCCATTACTGGTTGCCCAAGATCCATTTGTGAAGTTTGATCTAAAGGTAGTCCTGTTTGCGGATCAACTGGTTGATTTGGGTCTGGAATTATACCCTCCTCAATCTCTTTCTTGATAAGGGCATCTTGTTCAAGAATCTCAACATCAGTTTGGCGGAGAACCTTCCTTCTCACATAATCTTGAGAGAAATACTTTCCAACATATGGTTCTGCAATCTGAACCATATTCAATCTTTCATTAAGCAATTCTGCATCCTTTAGTTCTGCAAAATGGTTATCATATAGGAAGTCATATTGAATATGTTCATCCATCTTTGCCCAATCTTCTGGGGTGATAATATTTTTAAGAATCAACTGAGTTCTCAGCATATCACTGAACATATAAGAAAATCTCTTTCTTAAACGAGCAACAAACTTACTGAACTTAACTTCGTCTCTCAGAATTTCTGATGAACGACCCAGATTAAATCCCCCTTCTCCATCCATTCTTGATGGTGGAACATTTAATGAGCGATAAAGTTTTTTCTTGAAATATTCAATGTCAGTAATTTCTCCAAGATTCTGTCCACCGGGAAGTGTTGAGATTTCAGTTCCTCTACCACCTTCGCGACGAGGGAGCCAGAAATCCTCAAGCATTGCCATAAATTTCTTATCATCACGAACTTCACCAGTACTTGCATCATATACAAGTTTATTGCGATATCTCATCATAACATCTCTGAGATATTGTTCCGCTTTGACCTTAGGAAGATTTCCTACATCAATGTAGAAGATTCTTCTTTCTGGAGCACGAGAAAGACGATAGATAACTAGAGAATCCTCAATCATACGGAGTTGATTGAGTGATTTAATTGCCTTATGAAGATATGAAAGGGTTGAACCTTTATTTCTGTCTACAAGGCCGGAAGTACAATAAGTAACCGAATCTTTTGTCATTCTGACTCCAGAATTTGACCCACCTAAATTACCAGGAGCTGGAGTCCCTGTTGGATAGGTCATTTTTGGTTCATAAATGAAATATTCTTCAATCTCCGGAAAATCATAATCCATAGGATTATCAATATTGCGATTTGAAATCCTATACTTATCTCCTTCCTTTTTCTTTGCCTGACGAACATAACGCATTTTCATTGCGTCAATATATCTCAGTTCTTGAATTCCTGCCTCCGGATTCTTTAGATCAATTACTTTGTGATAATAAAGTCTCCCATCAACATACCAGTTTCTATAGATTTCGTGAGACTTCTTATCAAAATCTAGTAATTCTAAAATATGCTTAAATTCTTGCCTTATCTTTTTTTTAATGCCATCACTTGCGTTCAAATTATCTAGGTCAATTTGAACAGGACTATCATTCGTATCCGATACAATTGCTTCATTTACAATATCTTCAATCGCACTATCACATTCTGGGTGAAGTGCCATTTCACGATATCTCTTAATGAGATCAAATTCTGTTCTGTAAACTCCCTCAATATCTACATATGAACCAAAAAAACCACTACTCAGGTAATGATCAACCCCGTCCTCCTTATTTGGAGGAACGGGGGAAACAACACCGGGAGATAAT